TGCTTGTAGCTTGGCTGGAGGTGCTTGTGGTGCCTGATTACGAATTTATATGTCATCCCTGCAAGTTAGTATGGGATAAGGAATACTCAATGAAGAATGCTCCCGAGAGGAGTAGATGCCCCGAGTGTAATAAACTTTCTCATCAAAACTGGAGTAATAAACAGACTGCTGTTCATTTCATAGGAGAATGTCATACTAACAAAAGATTAGCGGAGAAGAGTAAAACTAACCAATCTGATCTAAAAAAACTTGGGGAAGCTTTAGTAAATAAAACGAAGGAATCTGTAGAGGAATCTAGCACAGAAGAGTTCTACACTAGGATGGTTCCCAATGAAAACTTTCATAAGGTTTACGGAGGTAGGAAAATAGAAGGCCGAGAATTAGAAGAAAGAAATCGGAAGGCTGCTAGTATAGGAAGGACCGTAGACAAGCTAGGGTCATACCACAAGCACCAACCCAGACGCAACGAACCCCGTGTAAAGAAATAATGGCTTACAACTTCAGTGAGAATGTACAACGAGGTATCCTTTACCTCGCCAAGTACAATAAAGACTTTTTCTCTCAAATTACTCCTCTGGTTAAGCCAGAGTACTTTGAGTTCCCTATTCACGCAAATATCTACAATTCTATTGTAGACTTCCATGCTAAGTATCAGAACATTCCGTGTGATGATTTTATCTTAGAGTTTTGTAAGAAGAAGAAGAGTAGCAGAGAAAACACATCCGATTACACGGATGAAATTACTCTTATTAACAGGCTTGATACCTCTTCCATTGGTAACGAAGAGTTCTTCTTGGATGAGATTGAAAACTTTGCTCGTAAGGAGGCAATGAAGGATGCTATTACTAAATCCATCGGGTTCATCCAGGATGATAACTATGAGCAAGTAGAAGAGGCTGTAAGAGAAGCTCTAACTGTTAATAGGAATGTTGATCTAGGTCAGGACTACTTCAATTCTGTTACTGCTCGTTGGGTTAGGATGCTTGATCGTAATAATGAGGATCGGTATAGGACTATCCTCCCTACTCTTAATAGAGAGCTTGAAGGTGGACTGTCTGCTAAAGAACTTGCTATGGTTGTTGCTCCTCCTGGAGTTGGTAAATCTGTGTTCTTGGTCAACCAGGGTGTACACTCTTTGATGGAGGGCCGTAAAGTTTTATATGTATCCCTGGAAATGAGTGAGGACAAGATTGCTCAGAGGTTTGATTCAGTCATGACCTTAATTAACCAGAGGAATCTTCCTAATAAGCAAGAAGTCCTTATGGATAGGTTGGAAGTATTTAAGGAGCGTTTCCCTGGAGGCAATCTAGTAATCAAAGAGTTCCCTACAGGTATCGCTACGGTGTCTACTATTAGATCCTTACTTTCCCAGCTAAAGAACTTTGAAGGGTTCGTACCTGATCTACTCATTGTGGACTACCTAGAGCTTCTGGGCTGTAACCGAGAGGGTCCAGAGTACCAAGTCCAAGAGATGCTTGCGCGTGAGCTTAGAGGGCTTGCTGTGGAGCATAAGATGCTTGTATGGACTGCTACCCAGACCAACAGGCAAGGGGCTAAAGTTAATATTATTACTGACGCTGAACTTGGTGATTCCTATGGAAAGTTTAGGACTGTAGACTACGCAGTATCTCTTAATCAGTCTGAAGAGGAGTTTGATGAGGAGCGAATGCGGTGTTATGTGATGAAATCCAGAAATGGGAAAACTAGATTTGTAACAGGAGTTTCAATCGACTATAATACTTTAAGTATGTCGGAACTCACAACCAACGATTATAGCAATGACGAAAGCACCTGATTTATTACGCTTCTACGAAGACCTAGATTTACCTACATATCATGAGCTTGCCCAAAGACTGGCAAGTATTAATCAAAATGATATTGTGGGGGAGTTAACTAGACAAGCAGCAGTATACGCATCCTATGCGGGACTACTTCAATACGCAAAAAAAGAGGTGAGTTTCCTAGAGATAGAGTTGAATCAGTGCGTAACGGCTGCTAGTATACGGGTACGGAAAGAGTACGAAGATAAAGGTATGAAAGCCACCGTGGCTGTAGTGGAGACCCTTGTTAGCTCTGATGAATCGTGTACGGAAATGACAAGACAACTAGCTACTCTTAGTGAAAAAGAAGGACTCCTTAGGGGTCTTTTAAACTCCCTCTCTCAAAGGAAGGATTGTCTTATTCAGCTAAGTAGCAACCAACGAAATGAAATGCAAATGCATTCATAACCAATTAACTAACTAAATAACTAACGGAGAAAACTATGACAATGGACTTTGATAAGATTCGGGAACAATACGCCAAGATGGAAGGTGGTAAAAAATCTTCTGGATCAGGAGACTTCATCAACAAATTTTACGCTATCCCTGAGGGAAATAGCGTGATTCGTGTCCTTCCGTCTAACGACGAGGACAAACTTTTTTATGCGGAGACTGCTATTCACCGTGTCCCAACGGGAGAGGGTCAGACCCGTAACTTCCACTGCCGTAAGGTTCATGGAGAGGCTTGTCCTATCTGTGATGCTTATTATGCTTTGTGGAAAGCACCATATAATGATGAGACACTTGCTCGTCAGATTAAACCCCGTGCCCGTTACTACATGAATGTAGTTAATCGGGAAACTGACGAGGTTAAGATCTTCTCTGTTGGGATTATTCTCTTCAAGAAGATTATTTCTACCATCCTCGATGAGGATTATGGCGATGTTACTGATCTCGATGAAGGTCATGACTTCAAGCTTAATAAGGTAATGGAGGGTCAATGGCCCAAGTACGATCAGTCTGCTTTCCGTCCCAAGGCTACCGCTGCGGGAACCAAGAAGCAGATCGTAGAGTGGATGGATGAACTTCATGATGTCCACTCTCTTGTAAAATTGGAGGAGTATGATACATTCAAGCAAGTCGCTGAGACTCTTCTAATTGGAAAAGGAACTCCTGAGAGAGATCCTGTCGATAGTCCTAGCACGGAAGTTTCCGATGACGACTATCTTAACAGATTGAAAGGTTAATATATGAGAGATATTCTTATTACATTTTTAATTACTGCTGTTATTGCGGTGGGGTTCTCCTCATGTGCTGTCCTCGAAAGTTTCTTCGGGGAAGGTACGGTGTTCACTACCGCAGATCAGCTTGTGGAAGGACAGGAGGGAGCTATTATTCCCTTCGATCAACTTCCTGATTCGGTGAAAGCAAAGATCCCTGAAGGGACTTCGCTTGTTATGGCTACCAAAGATCAGTTGAAAGCTGATGCTGCCTATGTTGCTACTGGTCCTATGGACGGTGATGATATGGGAGGCGCAATTGATGCTGGTTTTGGTATTGCTAAGGCTTTTATTCCTGGGCTTGCTGCTTGGGAGGGTATGGTTACTCTCTTTAGTAAGCGCAAGCGCAAGCACTATGGTAAAGCCCTAAAAGCTCTTATCCCTACGGATAAGAATATGGATATTGGTGGTGCTGTGGGTAGTCTTGCGTCTGCTCTAGGTATGTCACATTCATCTACTACTTCTGAAGCTGCTTTTGCTGAAGAGGAAGAGTGGGAAGAGGAGGAAGCATAATGGACTCAGTTAATACTGATGAAAGGGTGGAAGGTCTTCTCTCTATGATGTTAGAAGGTTACGAGTCTAACCTCCAGGGAGTAGATAACTATTTAGAGCAAACATCTGAACAACTAAAAAATGCTGAGACTCAGCGTTTAGAAATCTTAGAGAACATCTCTGACCTGAAGAGTATATTAGGGTTAGGGGAAGAAGCTTCTCCTAATCTAAATATCGTAAAAGACGAGTAGTAATAAAAATTAGTAGGCTATTATAGGGAGAGTCTTAGGGCTCTCCCTATTTTATTATGAAATCACCTTTAATTAATATACTAACAAGAACCTCTAATAGACCAGAAGAGTTTACTATATGCGTAGAGTCTGTAAGATCTCAGTCTTATAAAAATATAAGACATATAGTGTGTGCAGACAATGATGAATCTTTTGAATATGCTTCTAAGCTAGTTAAGGATCCCATTAGAGTACAGAAACGAGATCTAGTACCTCTTTACAAAAATTACGAACCCTATAACCTTTATATTAATGATTTATTGAAGGAAGTTAAAGGGGGGTATATTATGTTTTTAGATGATGATGATTATTTAGCCTCTCCTAATAGTATAGAGAAGATGGTTCCTCACCTTCATAAAGATGAGGTACTTTGCTGGCTCACTAAGTTAGAGGGGGTAATAATGCCAAACAAACAAGCTCTACTGTCACCAGTCCTTATACCCACCCAAATAGGCAATAGCTCTTTTATGTTCCACTCTATGCATAAGTGGGCGGCTAAACAAGATGCGGTAAG